GGGTTCAGTAGACGGTTTATCAACTGTCTGCGTTTGGCTCTTGCAGACCGCAATGCCTGTGGTTTAAGTTTTCGTTTGGCATCCTTCTTAGAGTGGTGTTGCCAGTTAGGTGTGTTCATGGCACCATACGGGAGAATCCTTTTATCTTATCAAATTTTACAACATTGTCAAACTTGTCATGTAAGTCAGACTTATGGGAGATAACAAAAATGTTAGCATCCTTGATAACAAACTTAATAATCTTAATAAACTCATCAGTTCCAAATCCATCTAAAGAACTATCAAATACCTCATCCATGATTAGTAAATTTGTATTAACAGAGTTTTTTACTCTCGCAACTTCTCTCCATGTGAAGAGTAATGCTAAGTCAATCCTCATTTTCTCACCTTCACTGAATGATGAATATGAGAAGTCTTCGTGAATCGGTGATTTTACAGTTTCATTAAACTCTTCATCCAATGTGAAATTGATATAAAAATCCATCAACTGAAGGTAACGATTTACCTGTTGATTGATAAATGGTAGATACTTCTTAATTATTTTTGTCTTTACTCCATCATCTCTTAACAAAGAATAAGCAAAATCATAGTGAGTGATTTCTTCTTTTCTTGATGATAGATCTTCAAATATTTTTTTTAGATTTTCATTAAACTCTGCTAACTTCTCATGCTCAATATTTCTGTTCTTAAATTGTTCGGTAATTTTTTGAACTTCATTTTCAAGTTCTCGGATTTGTCTTTGGTTGAGAGAGATACGAGTATTGTTTTGAGAAATGTCATTGTTGAGTTTAGTGATCTCCTTTGATAGTTTGGTGAAGTGACGTTCTCTCTCCGATTCTAACTTTATAGTCTCTTCCAGATCCTGATAACCCTTCTTGAGCTCCTTTGCTTTATCTTGAACGTCGGTAATTCTATTTAACCTAAACTCTTCTTCTATGTTCTGACTACAAGTAGGACATACCGTATTGTCTGTGAAAAACTTGTGCTCTTTGGTAATCGTAGATACTTTCTGAGTGATTTTACCTTTAAGATTGTTTAGTTTCTTTAACTTTTCAGATGCACCAGTTACCTCTTCTTGCTCCTTTATAAGTTTATCAATATCCAATTCTATGCTACTGTTTTTTTGCATATGTGTATCAGACTCAAGTGACAAGGTAACAATTTTACCTTTGCTGGATTTGATATTAGATTTTCCTTGATCTTTTAATTCTTTAATAAAATTTTCTTGCATAGACATTTTATCTTTAAGATTATCTTTTTTAAGATCAAGAGATCTTACTTGTTCTTTTTGCAATCTAATACGTTCTTTAATCAGACCATTCATTGCAGAGAATATTCTAATATCTAAAAGATCCTCAATCACATCTCTTCGATTAGGACAACTCAATTGCATGAAAGGTACAAAATTAGTACTACCCAAGATTACAATTTGAGTAAATGATTTATAATTTACTTTTAATATTGTTTCTTCTAATATTTTTTGATTAATACGATCATCTGCTTCTTTATGAAGAAGAGTTCCATTTACTTCTATATCAAATATATTTGGTTTTATTCCTCTTCTTATAATATAATCCCTACTATTCACAGAGAAATTAATCTCTACCATACAATCCCTTTCATTGGTAGTATTAATTAATTGAGATTTTTTAATTTTGCGAAAAGGTTTATTAAATAATCCAAAAGTAAGAGCATCCAACATAGTGGATTTACCAGAACCATTTGTTCCAATAATAAGATTGGTATTATATTTTTGAAAATCTATCTCAGTCCAGTTGTTACCAGTGCTTAAAAAGTTTTTCCACTTAATCTTTTGGAATGTTATCATTTTTTATGTTTAGGAGGAATTACAATGTCATCAGGAGTAATGACTGCATACTTATAACTATGCAATCTACAGGTTTTTAATGCAAGTTCATCATCAACTTCCATTACAATCATTTTTTTTTCTTCTTGGTCTTCAAGCATCATAGCATATCTTGTAGCATCATCTTCTTGCTCAAAAAGAAATAAAACTTTATGTCCGTGCTTATCTTGAACAGCATAAGCACCCTCATCTTTACCATCTTTAAGAGTTAAAAGCCACATTACTCAACCTCGCAGGCTTGTCTATAAAGATCTTGAAAAATATCTTTAATAAAAGTTTTATCAAATTCAAATTCAGATTCATCAATATAACGATTCAATATTGATAATGTATTCTCATCTTCATCTATATTAAAATCTTGATTCTCATGAATATCAAAATTTTCAATTATTTTTAATTCTTGAACACCTGCAGAATATAATTTATCAATAAATTTTTCAAACTCTTTTGGATTAGATTTTTTACGAACAATAATTTTTACAATTTTACTTTTATATTCAGTAGCATTAAAAAGTTTATAATTAGTATCTTCATAATAGATATTATAAAATAATTTATATGGATTGTCAATTGGAGTATGCTCTAATGTCTCTGTATCAAAAAGATGAAACCCTCTTGGATCATTCACATCATTCCAGAACATCTCATATGGATTTCCCAAATAAAATATCTTACCATCAGTAGATCTAGTATGAAAATGTCCAGAAAATACTTTTTGAAATTTATTAAATATCCCTACATCCATACCAGTTTCCATCATGTGTCCACGAGTAGCATTGAATCCATTTAATTCAAGATGACCCATGGCAATCTTTGCTTTAGTTTTTTTAATAACTGAATATGTATCTTCATAATTTTCAGAATTAATCCAAGGTAAAAAAAGAATTTTAAGTTTATCTATTGTGATTTCTTCTGCTTTTGTATAAACTTTTATATTAGGATAATCTTTTAATAAAAGTTCTGGAGAATTTACATTATTAGTATTTTTATAGTAACAATCATGATTACCAATAGAAAGATAAACTTTATATTTTTTAAGTGGTTCTAATACAACTCTCTTAGACCATTCAAGAGTTTGTAAATCTATTGCCTTACGACTATCAAATATATCACCCATATGGATTATAGTAGTGATTCCTTCCTTTTCTAAGGTAGGGAAAAACACATCACGATAAAAGAGTTCAAAGTAATCATGAAGATGCTTAGAACCCTTCCTAGCCCCATAATGGGTATCGGTTATGATAGCAACCTTCATCGGTTATTATTGCGATATTGTATATTATCTTTAATTGTATTATATTCAGAAGCATTTCCAGATAATGAATTGTCATCCACTACCATAACTTCATCAAATCCAGTCTTCTCAATAATCTTTGTTTTAATATCTAACTGTTTTTTCTCTTTTTGAATACGTCTCAAAAATGCATAATGTATAATCTGCGTAAAGTATGCAAAAGGATTACGGGATTTCTCTGGATCAAAGTTATGAATGTACTGTACACAATTCTCTATACCATCTGATATCATATCCTCCCTAAACATGTAATTAACAAAGTTCGGTTTATACGATAAATGAGTAGCAATCTTTAGAAAACAAGAACCAAGATAGTTTGGTATGGGTGGTTTACCCTCCCAAGGGCCAGACTTTGGTGGTTCTTTATCAGGGTATTTTTTTATAAATGCTTCTCTTGCTATTGCAACTTTTCCTCTATAAACAATCATTGCTTCCAGCAACTCTTTGTTATTCACATAATGTTCCGTCTTTTTTCTAGGCATAGCATCGGAGTTCCCGTTTTGTTAATTGTTTTTATTATATCACAAAACTTAAGGCTTGACAAGGTAGTCAAATATCAGTAGAATAACCTTTGTGGGGGTTGAAAGGATATATTAAGTATCTTTACTATTAATATTTTTATTAAATAAACTCTCTAATTTCTTACGAGCATCTTTTACAGAAGATATATATCCCATATTTGTAGAAGGTTTTGTATATCCATTTGAACTATGAATTTCTATAATTTCTTCATCTCTAATAAAATCATTATATATTTCAATTAATCTTTCGTCTTTACTTTCAGTCATAGTAATAATTTTATCTGATTTTATCATAAAAAAATCTTCTTCAGATAATTCAATCCAAGGTTTAACTTTAACATGTGACCCACTATTATTATTAAACATTGTCATTATGATAGGATTTTGCAAAATAATAATAGGATCATGATCATGATCATCTATAGATACAAGAGAAAAAATTTCTTCTCCTGATACCAATTTTATTATACTATAAAATTCTTCTCCCATTAGTTCTTAAGCGGTATGTTGACTATATCATAATTGAAATTTTCTTCATTGTATACTTTAATTCTTTCTATTAAATGATTTAAAGTGTAATTTTTCCTTGATTTGTAACTAATATCATCAGCAATGTCATATAAAGTAGCACTAGTTTTTTTGTTTCCTTTTCTAAGAACTCTTCCTATTGATTGAAGATTTCTTATTCTTGATTTTGACGGGGAAGCAAAAATAACATTGTGAAGGTTTTTAATATTAATTCCAGTTGAGAACGTTCCATAAGAGGCAACAATAATTGCATTATTTTCTCTTTCTGTTATTTCTCTAACTTCTTCCCTTTCTTCAGTATCCACTCCCCCGTGAATAAAAAAGACACGGCGGTTTTCAATAACGTTATTATTATTTATTAAATTATATAACGGTTCACCATGACCCTCTACTCTTGCATAAAGAATTAAAGTATTACCTTTTAAATCTAAGGCAAGATTTTTAATAAAGTTATTTCTACGTTCATGACCAATAATATATTTTACTTCATCCTCAAATACTTCAAATTTCTGTGGTGGGTGTTTCAATAGAAGTACGTTGATATCCAGTTTAGCCAAATGCCCTTTCTTCATTAACTCGTCAGTTTTTATGATCTTATAGGAAGGTCCGAACAATCCCTCAAGAACCCATTTATGTGTTTGAGTTCCATCAAGAGTTCCTGTAAAACCATAGCGATACTTAGCATCTGAGAGTTTTGTCATTATAGATATTAGTGACTTCGACTTAAACTGGTGAGCTTCATCCCCAACCACAACAGAGAATCTCTCAAAATATTTTCGGGGAAGTTTGTAGATTGATTGCCAGGTAGTAATAATGACT